AGATGCAGACCCAACAGCAAAAATGGTTATTGACTCCAACTCTGTTATCTCACTATCTAATAATGATAGTGGTGATAATAATACTGTTTTTGGGTATGGTAGTGGAGCAAATATTGATGCTAATAGTGATGAAAATGTTTTTGTTGGTCATCAAGTATCTGGTAATGGTACTAATAGCTCTTCTCTTTATAACGTAGGAATTGGTTTTAAATCTCTTTTTGATTTAACTGGTGGAGATGGTAACGTAGCTATTGGACACAGAGCGATGTTTGAAGCTGATGAAGGACAATTCAATGTTGCGATAGGTAAGGATTCTCTTAAAAATTTAACGTCAGGAAGTTCTAATGTGGCTATTGGTACAGATGCTCTTGGTACTCCTACAACTGCGGAAGATATAATTGCAATAGGAAGAGGTGCGGCTTATGCTGTTAGTAGTGATGATGCTGATGGAACTGTTGCCATAGGAAGAAGTGCTCTTGCATCTTTGACATCTGGAAAAAAGAATTTGGCTGTTGGTTACGGTGCTTTAAATGAAACTACTATAGGCGATTCTAATATAGCCATTGGATATAATGCAATGTTCGGTGATGCAGGTTTACAAAATGACCTTAACATAGCTATCGGTGGTGAAAATGCGGCTGGAAGTGTATTAGCCGCTATGGGTGGTCAATGGACAAGTAATAGATGTGAGCAAAACATTGCTATTGGTACAGGCTCTTTAGCTGGGAATATGAATGATTCCCACGATAATGTCGCTGTAGGTTATAAAGCTTTGAACGCAGTAACAACTGCTGACGACAATGTTGCAATCGGCTCTGGAACTGGTCAAGTAACCACAACAGGCGGTGCTAACACTATTGTTGGCTATCAAGCTCTAAATGGAGATGTAGATGGAGATGGAGCAGATAACACTGCTTTAGGTCACAAAGCCTTACACGATGCAGTAAGTCCAAGTAAGAATGTCGCAATAGGTGATTCTGCAATGAGAGGATTAGCTGGCCCTGCTAATGGAATTGCAGATTGTGTAGCTATAGGTGCAAATGCTTTTTATGGAAGCGGTGATAATACAACAGTTGACACAAATGGAACAGTAGCGATTGGTAAAGATAGTTTAAAAGCATTAACTACTGGTACTAGTAATGTAGCTGTAGGAAGCAATACCTTAGAAGATATTACGACGGGAGGTTATAACACCGTAGTTGGTCACGAAGCTATGCAAAATGCCCAAGTTGCTGTAAGTCTTTCAACGGCAGTAGGATATAGAGCTGGATACAAATTAGGAGATGATGGTGCATCTGACCATTCCGATGCTAATATAATGATTGGTTATTCAGCATTGGGTGGTGGCTCAGGTACAGTAGCAACTAACACAGCGAATCATAATATTGCTATTGGTAATAATTCATTAGGTGGTGGCTCAAGTACTGCAAGTACAATGGCTGGCAATACAGTAATCGGACACGATGCATCTAAGGTTGCGACAAATGGTGCTGATAATACGATAATCGGTAAGGATGCCTGTGCTACAATGACCACAGGATATTTTAATACCGTTATTGGTAAAGGTGCAAACCCATCAGCAGTTGGTGGAACAAATCAAATAGTTATAGGAAGAGCTACAACAGGAACTGGTGATGATGAAATTGCACTTGGTAATACAAGTATTTCTGCAATCAAAGCACAAGTTACAAGCATAACTGCATATTCTTCAGATGAAAGAACGAAGAAAGATATAGCAGATTATGATTTAAAAGGTGTTGACTTTATAAAAGAACTAAGCCTTAAAACATATATCTACAAAAACCCAGCAGATTTTCCAGATGAAATAAGAGATAGTAAATGGGATGAGGATGGAGTAGAAAGGCTAGAAGACCCAACAGAAACACAAGTTGGGTTAATTGCACAAGAAGTTGAATCGGCACTTGCAAAACATAGTGTTGGAAATACAGAAACTTATGCACCTACCCAAGATAGTGGTATTAAAACTTTAACGTATGGAAATCTTATCTTTCCTTTAATAAAGGCTGTACAAGAACTATCTGCAAGAGTAGAAGAATTAGAAGGTAAATAATATGTGTAAATGCTGTAAATGTAAAGATTGTAATTGTTAATTAAAAAAGGAGTCAATAATGGCTAAAGAAAAAAAAGAAAAGCCAGTTATTAATCTTGATGGTAAAGAATATATCATTGAGGACTTAACTGACGAACAGAAGATGATGGTAAATCATATAAACGACATACAAAACAAACAAGCATCTAATGGTTTTATTGCAGACCAACTAAGAGTAGGTCACGATGCATTTGTTAAGATGTTGAAAGAGTCGTTAGAATCTGAAGAGGTTAAAGAAGAAGAATGATGTTGCTATCAATGATACTTATTGCATCTGCATTATTAACATACTTAGTTGTATGGGAGAGTTATAATCAATAATGCTTATAAGGAAAAGTTCTCAGGGTCATTATTTACGACTATATAGAAACACAACTCCCGGTGCTACTAGGACAAAGACATACCCAGATGGTACGACTGAGACCCTGACTTATCCTTCTAGGTATAAATACTTTTTAGTATTAGATGGTGAAGTAATTAAACGTAGTGATAGTTGGGCAACTATAGAACAAGCATATGTAGATGAGTGTGATTCTAGGCATGGAGGTGGAAGCGGAAGAATGATACTTGGGACTCATAAGCTAGAAAATCATGTAATAAAAGAATTATGAATAGCCCGCTAGCAAAATTAGTATCATGGCAAAAAGAAACAGGTCAGCTAGATGGCTGGACTAGCTATCACATCGCTGCTGGAGCTTTTTTATGTAAAATATTTCAATGGCTAGGATGGACTTCGTTCTGGTGTGTAATGGGTGTTTTGATTGTAGGTATTTTATGGGAGGTTTTTGAGTATTATATAGAAAACTGGAGACCATATGGAAGCAAAAAAAAATGGGCCTACAATACAATTGCAGATATTGTTGTTGAAACCGCAATGGCGTGGTGGATGGTAATTTGAATTATAAAATAAAACATAATGGAGGATTTAAAGTTGTTAGTACGAGTTATAACCTTCCTGTTTCTTATAAATATATTGGGATGCAGTCAGGGTTGGAGTGTAGGAGGAATTCAAATAACTCCTCAGGATACAGTTACGAATACAGCGTTTATAGAAATAACGTCACATGATAGCACACAACATTGGTATGCTAATAAAATTTACGATGGTGATAATTGGTGTCATTTACATAACGAATGGGAACACGTTGAGGTTAAATGAGTGGAAAGCCGGATACCGCTAGAAGTTATAGGACTACTATTCTTGATGATAACGCCATTGTTAGCATTAATCTTAAATGGTTGGCTCAAGGACTTGTACTGGTTGCAGGGTTGGTATATGGATATTTACAAATTGAAGGAAGAATTAAAGCTCTGGAAAACAAAGTTGCAACTGCTGATGAACAAATTGAAAATTTACTTAGCAAACATATTGTTGAAGAAAAAGCTGAAAGAGAAGAGCTAGCTCAAAAGGTAGCATTTTACGAAAAGGAATTAAACTTAAACCCATTTAGCTGGGGAAAGAAAAAGAAAAAGTAATGGATTTTATAGCATTATATGGTGAAGCGGGAATGATTGGCGTAGTTGGTGCTATGTTTGTATATTTAGTTGTTTCTATGTCTAACAAATCAGCGAAGCAACAAGATGAGCTAGAAGCTTTAAAAGTAGAAAATAGAGGACAATCAGAGACTTTAGAAAATATGGAGGGTATGATAATTAAACTTATCAATAGATGGAATCAGTCTGATGATAAATTAGACAGAAAATTTGATGCTTTAACAAAAGAAGTAAACGATTTAGATAATCAAATATCAGAAGTAAAAGGTTCTTTAAGTAGGATAAACGGAAGACATTGATGGATAGTTTAAAAATAGCAGCGATTAGTTTTAGTAATTATGCAATAGGCCTTACTCAAATACATGAAATGTTACAGGTAATTGTTGCCTTACTTTCAATAATACTTTTAATAATGAACATAAAAAAAGGAAAATAACATGGACATTAAATCAATGTTGGTAAAGCTAGCTGAAGAGCAAGCAGAGAAAATGCAAGAGCAAGCTATGGAACATTTAGCATCAGATGATATGGCAGAAAAAATTGCTACTGCAATTAATAAAAGAATTGATATTCCATTTGTTTCTGAAGAAAAAGAACAAATATTTTTTGAAAAAGTTGTTGATGTTGTTACTGATATAATTGAAGGCGTTTTTAAGGGTAAGTAATGGCTAAGGGCGTAAAACATTATTTTAAAGATGGCAAAACTCATAAAGGCTTATCTCATAAAATGCCAAATGGCGACTTGCATAGTGGTAAGACTCATGGAAAAACTTCTCAAAAACTATTTCATTATGGACAGCTTTCTAATAAAGCTAAGGCAAATGCTAGAAAATCCTGGGGTAAGTAATGATTGACTCAATGCAAATGCTAACAGTTATTAAAGAAACTCTTGAAAAAATGGGTTCTAAATATGCTAGCCACGATGCTCAAATGCTGGTTTATCGTACTGGTCTAGTAGAATCTAAATATCAATACATTATGCAAAAGGGTGGCAGTAATATAGCCAGAGGTTTCTGGCAATGCGAACCTTGGGTAATGGTTTCTTTATGCAATGACTATCTTCAGTATAGAAAAGACTTATTAAAAAAGGTTGCTAGCATATGCTATTTAGACTGGAGCTTATTTACAAACCCAGATGAAGATAAATGGAGAGACATTCTTACAACAAACTTAATAGCAGGTATTATTGCTTGTAGGTTACACTATTGGAGAGTGCCACATTCTATGCCAAAAACATTGGACGAGCAAGCTAGCTATTGGAAGCGCTGGTATAACACCTCGAAGGGCGCTGGTACAGAAGAGCATTTTAAAGAAATTGTAATGAAATATGGCTAATGCAATAGTCCAAGACGTTGATGGAAACGTTATAGGGTGTAGATATTGTGGTAGTCGTTCTATAAGAAAGTTTGGTTTTTTATATAGAGCTAAAAGCAAAAAACAACAATGGCTTTGCAATGCTTGTGGAAAACGAAGCGTAAATCCTCTTGTGCTAGAAAAAGCAGAGTTTACAACAGAACAAAGAGACCCTGACTACATACCAATTGATGAATTAATAGAACATAGGAAAAGAAAATATTCTGTTAAAATAAAAGGTAAAGAATCTCGTCAGTTAATAAATATAAAAATAAAAACAAAAGGCCCTATAGGTATTTGCCATTTTGGAGACCCTCATATTGACGATGATGGTACTGACATTGCTGAAATATATTCTTTATGTAACTTAATAAATAAAACAGATGGTATGTTTGCCGGTAACCTTGGAGATGTTCAAAATAATTGGATTGGTAGGTTGTCTTTTTTGTATGGTCAGCAATCAACTACCGCAAAAGAGTCTTGGAGACTTACGGAGCATTTTGTAAATAGCGTTAATTGGCTCTATTTGATAGCTGGAAACCACGATGTTTGGTCAGGTGATGGCGACCCCTTAGATTTTATAATGCGCGACCATAAGGGCGTATATGAGAAATGGGGAGCTAGATTAAACTTAATATTTCCAAATGGCAAAGAAATAAGAATAAATGCTAGACACACATTTAAAGGTAATTCAATGTGGAATAGCGCGCATGGAGTTGCAAAGGCCGCGCAAATGGGCTGGAAAGACCACGTGCTAACTTGTGGACATACTCACGTTTCAGGGTATCAGGTTTTAAAAGACCCTGCCTCCGGGCTTATATCACACGCATTACAAGTTGCTAGCTTTAAGATAATGGATAGCTATGCAGATAAGCTAGGTCTTGATGATAAAAACATTTTTAATGCACCGGTTACTATTATAGACCCAAAATATGACGATGATGACAATAGGCTTATTACCACAATATACAATCCTTACGAAGCATCAGAATATCTTACTTGGAAAAGAAGCAAGAAATAAACTATTTGATTTTTATTTAGATACTTACTAACTTCTGCTAAACACAGCTAAACCAATAGCAATGCAAGGAGTAATAAGTTGCAAGATTTTTTTACAGTATCACAAGTGGCATCAGAACTACACTTATCAATAGAAACAGTTAGAAGATATATAAAAACCGGAAAGCTTAAAGCAAGCAAACCCGGCAAGAGTTTCATTATTATGAGAACCGAACTTCTAAGGTTTATTACCAACGCCGAGCATAAACCATTAGCAGACCTTTAATTATTAGTTCTTGAGCTTTAGTGAAAGAACTAATAATTAAAAGGATGCAATGAAAAAGCAAGAGTCACTAGCAAGAAAGGAATGTGCAAACTACAACAATGGTAATTGCTTAGGCATAATGTTTTCTAGGGAAGATGGTAAACTAACTACAAAAATTGATGGTAAGTTTGCCGGAAAGAAATGCATAGTAGATACCAACAACTGCTCATACTTCAATCAAATTGTAATAAAAGGAGGTCAATTTGCCACAAGATGACGACAAGGTTCTTAGTTTACGAATCGAAAGAACCGAAAAAACAACAGAAGAAGATGTTAAGCAATTTTATATTCGAGTTTATAAAATGGCTGAAAATCTTGGTTTTAATGTTATTTCCAAGGCCGACAATAGTCAGCTTGTAGCTTTTAGGGGGAAAGAAGATGGAGAATGAAAAGAACCTAGACGAACTTCATGGCGAAGAATTTGGACACAATATCGATGTTCATGTAGATAGAATACTTTGGAAAATATCAGAGTTAGAAGACGAAATTGAGAACATAAAATACAAGCAACAAGAGTCTTCTGAGTTTTATGACCGAAGAATTGAGTCAGTCAATAAACAAATTTCTTACAGAAAAAACTTGTTAGAAAGCTATATGCAAGGTCAATTCGATACGAATGGTAGAAAGTCTATGGGTTTTCCAAATGGAACGCTGAAGATGACAACTAGGACGACAAGAGAGTTTGGCGATGACGAATCTCTAATAAAGTTTTCTTATGCAAACAATATATCTACTAGAGTTACAGAAAAACCGGATAAGAAAAAGATTGCAGAATACATAAAGAATACTGCTGATGCTCCGGTGGGATACAAGGAAACAAAACAGACAACATTTTCTTACAAAACAACAAAGTACAAGGAGACAAAATGAAGTTAAATGAAAAACTAAGCCTTATTCAGACCAAGCTTAAGGTCGGCAAGGGCCATAGGAACGATTTTGGTAAATATAATTACCGAAATCTTGCAGATATATTTGAAGGACTAAAGCCATTACT